CACGGTAGAACAGCTGAAGATCGTGTTTGCGGATATGCCAAACGTGTGCTTTATTCCCGAACCGGTAGACACGGTGTGGAACACCGTCGTGGACGAGCGAGGTGAGACCATTCTCGCGAACTTTTACCGGGACCCGAAATGCAACGCATTTAAATTCCAAATGATGGCGTATATTTCACGCTTGTCCATCCTGCTCGCCGCGGTGCGCAACCCCGCGTATGACATTATTATCACGGAACGCTGCGTGGAAACCGATCGCAACGTTTTCGAGAAAATGCTTTATAAACAGGGGCAGATCGACCTCATTGAGCACACCATATACAACATGTGGTTTGACGAATTCAACCGAGACGTGTGTGCGACCGGCATCGTCTACATTCGCGCATCTCCGGACACCTGCCTGGCGCGCATTAAATGTCGCGCCCGAGATGGCGAGACCATCGCCGCGGAATATATAACGGAGTGCAATGCGTACCACGACGATTGGATCATGAACGATGCGCGCAGCAAGCTGGTATTTGACGCAGACCACGACACGGTAAACGACGATGCGGCGGTTCAAGACAAGCTGCTGAGAATAGTATCGTTCGTTCTATCACTATTGTCTTGTTGATCGACTTGATCGATAAAAAGTTTCGGTTTGTTAAAATATAAATAAATAAAAAACTTGTAGTATTTTATTTATAATTTTAAGAGCATGGGGATTAATACACGTTCAAGCTCTTGGTATACGGATTCTGGCGAAACGCGTCCAGAATCGCGGGGTTCATGCGCTCCATCGCAATGGCGCTGTCGTACGTCTGCGGCATGCTCATCTTGCCGTACTGCTCCATGCTGGGCGTCTGCGGCGGCGCGTTCGTCGGCACCCACATTCGGTTATTGTTGCGGTCGCCGTCGTTTTTCACGACCGAAATGTTGGTCGCAGTTCCCAGCAGCGACATGTTGCCCTGGTTCGGGCGGTTCGGGTACGTTTTGTTAACGTTCAGCTGCTGGTTGTAGGCAGCGTTATAGAGCGGCACCCCGGCGCGCGTGGATGCGCCGCCTGAATTGCCCGTGTATTCGGTGCACGTGCTTTCACGCTCCGTCTCGTACAGGGTTTGCGGCGTGTTCCCGTAAGCGCCAACCGCCGTGCCCTGGCGCTCCACGTTCAGGTGGTTCATGCCCGCCAGCCCCAGTGTGGTTTCCTTGATGGTGGTTGGCAGCCGGTCGGCGGGGTTGAACACCGCACCGGACGGAACCAGCGACTCCGCGTTGCCGTACGTGCGCGGGTTGCCGGTGACGTTCTCCTTGCGCGACGGACGCAGCACGTCCAGCACGGGTGCCATAATTGCGCGCACTACGCCGTACACGCCACCCATATCCGGTCCGCGAACCGTGGTGCGATTGTTTTGGGCGTACGTGTACGAGTCGTGTCCGTAGTCGCCCTTGGTTGCACCCGTGCCGGTTTTAGAGCTGTGCGCGTTGATCACCGGCATGCCGTCGTACTCCGGGCGCTTCGCGTCCTCGTAATTGTTGGGGGCGTACGTGTTGTTTCCGCCCACGTTGGAGTTCACGCCGTAGTACTCGGACGTGGTAGTCGCGCGGTTCACATCTTTTTCGATTTCCACGGCGCGAAGTGTTTGCGCCTTCTCTTGGCCCGTCGTCGTGAGCCAGCGGTCCGGCGTGTTTACAAAGTACGTGTCCGGCAAATTCTTCTCGAACTTGCCGAGATGACCCGTGTTGGCGTATTCCTTGATGAACGAGCTGGCGGGACCCTGGTGCCCGTCCAAGCTGAACGTTTGTTTGGGGTTCGTTGCGACGCGCAGCTCGTCCACGCCGCGGTCCACCCATTTATCGCGCGCTTCGAGTCCGCTGTTGAACCCGGCGCCGGCGGTACCGTTGAACCCCATATCCAGTCCCGGCGCCACGCGCTCCTCCTCCCACGGTTTCACGTTTGCGATTTTCGTGGACGGCACCATGCGCGACTGGATGAAGTCGTTGTTGTTCTGCATGCCGTGCACGTTGTGCATGCGGTCCTGCGGCGCAAACAGTGGCGCGCGCTCCTTCTTGTTAATGTGCTGCGACCCGGCGCCCGTTTTATTGTCGAACATGGTCTCGTACACGTTGGAATCGGCGGTGAATCCGCGAATCTTGCCGCCGAAAAACGGCACCATGTTGTTGTGGTTGAAATCGGCGCTGCTGACCTGCGAGCCGGACAGCGATACGAAGTTGCCGCTGGAGTACGGGTCGCCGAACTGGTCGCCGCCCGCGGTTAGTTTGGCGGCCAAGTCGTCGTTGTAGTACCGGTCCATTGCGAAATTGGGGTTCGCAAACGCGTTAATGTCCTGGCCGACAGATGGCGATTTCTGTACAGGGTAATTGTCCGGAATCAGGTTCGTGTTGGGGAGTCGACCCTGTTGTGCGCCCATATTCTCGTACCCCTCGCTTCTATGTTGCTGCTGCTGCTGCTGCTGCTGCTGCTGCTGACCATCGCCACCGCTACCGCCACCGCCAGAAGACGCCGCCAGCCGCTTATTTTTCTGGTTGGATACAATGTACATGGATCCTAATGCTAAAAGCGGAATTGCGATTTCCATTGTTTTTTACTTTTATTTATAACGCGAACGAATTAAAATGATTTGGGATGAAATGGTTATATATAAATTATAATTTATTACTTATTACTTATTACTTATTAATTAATTATTAATTAATTAATTTATTATTTATTTATTATTTTTATTTATTTATTGTTGTTTTAATTTTTATTATTATTTTTATAAATAAAAATAAAAATCGTAATTTTAAAAATTACAAGGTTTCCATTTCGTTCGCCGAATTCGCGATACTTTGTCTTAAATGTTGCCGAATATCGGCGACGGGCATGGTATCCGGACAAGCCGGCACAAAGTAGTCCTTTTCGAGGATGCGCGTGCTCAAATTGTTTTGGAATGGGATGCACGTATTTTCTTGCGGGTCGAACATGGGAAATGCGGGGCGGTACTGCTGCGTATCGCGCAGCATCCACGCGGGGTGCGTGGCGCGACTTTGGTCGGTGTATGAATTCACCGTTGCTCCGGACGACAGCGTGTGACTGCCCGCCGGTGTTGACGTGTATTTTCCGCCGCGGTACAAGTTATCGGCTGTATCACGGTTTAAATTGCGCGTGAGGCCGCGTAAATTGTTTTCAATGTCGGTTGCCATCGTCATGGCGTTGCCGCCCCATTTTTGCAGGCGGATGTGCGGGTCCTGCATATAAACGGGGTTTGTTCCATTTCCGGGAACGTTCAGCGCGTACCGTCCAGAGTAAGTTGCGATATCGAGTTCCTTAATTATGCGCGACGAATCGTCATGAAAACGGGTGAATGCCATTATATTTATTTATTATATTATTGCTGATATTATTATTATTAATATTATTATTAATATTATTATTAATATTATTATTAATATTATTATTAATATTATTATTAATTATCGAATATCTCGCGTAGTGTTATAATTTATTTTAAAATACAATGCCGGTAAAACAATTTAAAATATAATGGCCAACAACTATCAGCAAAATAAAAATAAATAGCAAAATAATATTTATTCACAATGGCGACGACACACGCGCAATCATGTTCAACCCAAAACGATTTGCTGCTAAATAATTTATTCACTTTTTTCAAGCAGTCGGACTATGCACCCTTGCGCAAAATGCTGGCAGTCATTAATGGCGAATCCATTATTTCTCTCCGCATTATCGACTGGTTTTCGACGAATTATGCCAAAAAATATTATACGGTGTACGCGTATAATACGGCACCAACGGCACCAACGGCAACGGCAACATCCGATGCTGATGCTGATGCGCATGCGCCCACTACAGCAATTCATCGCGACCGGCGGTTCAAAGTGTATACCGACTACAAGCTGAAGCTGAAAGCGTATTCCAAAAAGCGGTTCGACCCCTTCTGCCGCTGGGACCGCATTGATTTTCCGTACAAGAACAACAGTTCCATCCAGACCACGATCGGCCAGCTTAATTTCTTCAAGTGGGCAATTGAAAATCACGTTATTCAATACATTGAAGCAAACTATGCTGCAATTGAGCGGGATATGAATACCCGAAACAGTATTTCAAAACGCAAAACGGCATCATCATCTGAATCGTCGGTCATATCCAGCTCCAGCTGCGATTTACAAGAAGATGATCGCGATGTTGGCGGCAGTGGCAGTAGCAGCGGTAGCGGCAGCAGCAGCAGCAATAATGCCACTAGAAAGAAACGTGAGGAGTTGTCTATTCTGGCAAGCAGCTGCATTAAAAAAGAAAATGTAGAAATTGTCGTGACATTTGCATAATTAAATTTTAAAATTAAAACTTAAAATTAAAACTTAAAATAAATACACCACAGAAAATCGCAATTAGTTAGTATACATACATACATACATTTCGACAATAATAATAAATAATAAAGTGAATCGCAATGGGAAACGGTAGTAGTAGCAGTAGCAGTAGTAGTACTAGTAGTAGTAGCGGTGATGGCGGCAGCATAATGCGGTTTCTACCATCATCGTTTACTGCTGCGTCGTCGCCCGGTCAGATTAACTTTGAGGACATGCAGTCCATTATTTCGACGACGGTGTCTAGAAAGTCGGTCATCATAATCAGCACGCTGAAACTCGATTATCAGAAATGCATTATCCGCGGTACCGTTCCAGCGGACCAAGAAGAGGCGCGCATCAACGACATTCTATCGGGTC